CTGGGGCCGTCGGCGTTGTAGTCGCGACTGTCAAACCAGTACCACCGCCAGAAGCGGGTGTTGTAGTTGTAGTACTTTCTGCACCACCTGCAGTATATCCAGTACCACCTGTAGTTAATTCTATATCTGTAACCACACCGGCCGTACTACCAACAACATCAGAACCTGCATTTTTTGCATCTGAACCAATTGTTCTTATAACTTGTAATGAATTTGAATATGCCAAGAAACTTGCCGCGGTCAACCAATTTACTGCAGTATCAGCATCGGGTTCTCCGAATACTTCTGCTAGATCACTTTCTCCAGTGACCGTTGTAACTATATCGGCTGGGCCCCATTGAAATCCAGCCGCAATAGCGGCATCGGATGTTGCAACAGGAGCGACTCGTTGAGTGGCATCTATCTCTGAAAAATTTACGCCAGGACTAACTCTGAAAGCCATTTCGTTCTCCTTAATTCTATGTTAAATATATAAGTTTTTGCAAAAACGGACTTAAAAATTGCATCTTCTCTCTGGTTTTATTTATATATTTGCAGTTTTTCAAACATAACTCCAGTGTGTACCATCCGTATCAACAAACCCATCCTGACCAAGACCATCACTAATAATTCCAAATGGCAATAAATCATCTTCAATGGACTTCATTCTATCCGTATATAATTTCAATCTCAAATCTTGATCCAATAAATCTTTAAAATAACGCTGGCCAGTAACCCATGAAAATAATACCAATGCCATTACTAGATCGTCATTCCCACCTTCTGCTGCTTGATATCCCTTACCTTTAGATACAAAACCAGTTAATTCAGCTATTGTATCGAAATCAGGTATCAAAAGTTTATCTTCTTCTATTAAATCCTTTAATGTCCTACAACCAATTCTCTTTACTTGTGGAGTGGTTTTCAGACCGAAACTGGTATCCTTACCAAACCCAGCTGAAATAACTTGTCCTGCTCTTCCTTTTACTACAGAGGAAATCATATTTTCATATTCTAAATCATAATAAAGTATATCAGCTACCTGACCGCCGATATCATTTACTTCAACCAGAACCCATGAATCGTTATATTGCTTTGCAACTCTATTTATAACGTTAGGAAACAACATTGGCGATATATCATTATCCTTATATCTAGCCACCATCTTATATGGAGTATCAGTAACATCCAACACAACAAAAACTGAATAATCTTTCTGTACGCCTCTTGCAACATCAACTGATACAAAATAAACTCTATCTGGTTGCGGTGTTTCCCATATGTGTAAATTATCTTTCTTGTATTTAGGTTCTCTAAAAACAAGGTTTCTAAGCTTACTCGGCGAAATGAGAGTATCTACCGACCCTATAAATTCTGTTTCAAACTCAACCCTAAATTGGTCTTCTGATGTATTTCTTATTGTCTGATCTTTCCATTCTTCATCACGCCCAGGCACCTGCGACCAATGTACATCAATCGGCACATAGTCACTATGACCTTCCACTGCATTTATCCACATTTTATAAAATTGATTCATACCATTTGGCGTAGAAACAATCAAAACCTTTGTGGTAGTGCCAGATGAAATAGTAGGATAAACAGATCTAAAAAATTCTTCTGAAATGTGATCTGGTACAAATGCAAATTCATCCAAAAATATAATATTGAATGTTCCACCACGAATTGCACTAGATGAAGTTGAACTGGCCAATATCTTTGAGCCGTTTTCTAATTCTATGTTACCCTTATTCCATTCTTCAACGCCCTGCTGTAACCATAGTGGTAAATGCTCATATGCTAATTGTAATCTACTCAACAATTCACGTGCTGTACTTCCTTTATTTGCCAGAATACCTACTCTGACATCCTGATTAAAAAGTACATAATGCAACAAATATGCAATAATTGTAGTAGATTTTCCTGTTTGACGAGGCATCTTACAAATGACAAAACGACTATCACAAAATTCTTGAATCATATCTTCTTGGAAATCCCACAAATCAAAATCAATAAGACCATCATCAACCGTCACAATCTTCATATAAGTTTTAATGAAATAAAGTGGATCACCTTCACATTTAATATATTCTTCAATCTGTTCCTGCTCAAAATCAACCGAAACATTGATCTTTTTAAGATTTGGATTTCCTAAATAATTTATTGAATTCATTTATTATCTCGTAACATCTTCTGCAAATCTGCTGTAGAACCAACAAAAAGAGCATTATTTATATTCGTATTCCCCAATTTTCTTTCATTTGTTTTCAAATCTTCCATACGCTTTTGAAGTTCTATTATCTCTTTATTGGTATCTGTAACATTCTTTAACAACTGAGCCACCACCTCATATGCTCTTGGCTGGTCTGTTTCACGTGCAATATCCATTGCACCATCCAATGCCTTTTTACCTTTCTCGACTAATTCATAAAAATTCTCTCTACTCTGAACATAATCTGTTTGAGTATCTTCTTTCCTGTCATCACTATCATCACTGGATTCTATGGGCAAAGGGTCTTCTACCAATTCAACTTCAAATGTATTATTTAATTTTTCGTCTACTTTACTCATATCATCTCTCTGTTATTGTTTCTGTTATGGCATATTCATCGTTGGCATCAGCTGATGCAGGATCTGGTACATTAGTTATTCTAACAGTTGGTAAACCTAAATTGGTTGTAGTTGTATCTTCAAATACTTGACTAACACTATCCAAAGTCCAAATAGCATTAGTATTTGAACCAATGACTTTTCTACCTATTTTAAATCCTGTACCATCTGTACTACCAACATCTGTAACCTGCAAAACTCTAGTAGTACTATTCCAATTAACAACTTCGCCTGCAGCCGTCAACACATCCAAATTATCATCCTGTTGCTGATATACATTTTCACCCACACTAAATGTACCTGTACCACCTGTGGCCATAGTCAAGTCTGTTATATCCATATTCTTGCTATTATAGATTTGAGTAATTGTTTTGGTTATAATCTTACTATCTTTCGGTGGGCCATAGAGATATGCTTTTGCAGTGAAACTTAAACTCCATACCAAAAATCTTCTATCAGTTGTCAAATCACCTTCCCATGTATCTTCTTGTGCCAGACCATCTAATATAACTGGCATGTCATGAGTCAAAACATCCTTTATCGTAACAGTAAATTCTGGAGTAAAAAATGGTAAAATCTGTTCTACTATCTTCAAGCCATCTTCAGTTGTTCTACATGCAATTGCCAAAGTAAAAGATAAATCATATGGTACTCTCTGATACCTATAACTAACGCGACCTTGATTTTGAGTCGTTGATGATATTGTTGCTGTTTCACCAGAAGAAGTACCTGTAATAGTTTCAGTATCAGTAAATGCACCTGATGCATCTCTAACTTCAACTGAAGTTGTCGTTGGCTCATCAACAATATATGCTGTAGTACCACTACTAGCACCAGTTATTTTCTCGCCCACTGTAAATGAACCAGTAGGAGCTGCACTGAGATTTAAAGTCAAATAAACTGATGCAACCCTACCCATTGTATTAAGTTTTCTAGTAGAATCATAAACGATATCAGTCCACTCAAATGACATTCTCGGTAATGTAGTTTGTATTTCCGTACCAGATATTGCCTGAGATAATTTAGCTACAAATCTTTCTCTACCCACATAAGACAAAGGTACTTTTATTACTTCAGTTAGACCTGCTTCACTAGTTCTTTCAATATTGATATTATTAAACAAGGTGCCAAAGGCAACAAGAACTTTTCGTATTGATTGATTGTAAAAAGTATTACCTAACATTAAAAGTTCCCAAACGGATTAGTTTCAGAGAAATCAACTATGCCAGAATCGGCATCTGTTTCAATTTCCAAGTTCTGTGAGAATCCATCTCCCGCCATTGTCATTGCATCATAGCTAGTCAAGACCCAAGAAACTGTACCATCTGTTACTGCAGTACTTGCAGCAAATGAGCCATCTATATTCATAACTCTCAAAACTCTTGTAGAACTATTCCAAGAAACAACTTCACCGCGTGCAGTTGATGTTGCAAGAGTACTGCCCTGATAAACAGTTGAACCCACTGTAAATGTTCCACTTCCGCCAGCATTCATAGTCAAATCTATGTGATAAGACAAAGTAGTTTCTACAGAATCTATATCTGTAATACCAGTTGCCAATTCTTCATCTGCATACTGGAATAATTGTGAATCAAGTCTATATACATAATTTTTCCCAATTTGGAAAAATGGAACCATATCTTCAACAAACATAATTTCATATATTTGCTTTGACATAGGAAGATAAACCAAATCACCTTCTCTTGGGAGTAATATTGTTGCATCTCCTGCCGTAACAACATCAGTAAACCTACTCTGTGCAACAGTAAACTGTGCAGTATCTGGTACTTCAAACCCAAAACGCGTTACAGTATCATTGTTACCAAAACCACTAACCAAAGTATTTTCATCCAAATACATTTCTATTGTGTACTGCGTCGTAAAAGAATTCCTTTCTGCATCTTCAAAGAGCGTATCAATATTGTTTCTGGTTCTTGGCAGATAATTTACATCAAAACCCATAATTTGGATAGACTCCACTACCATATTATTGAGCAATGTTTGCTCTACAACTGACGTACCATGAGTGAAATATGCACTAGTGGCCATAACCTATCCTGTTAAAAACATAGGAAATTCTTCATAAGATAGTTGCATTTCTGTCTGCAATTCAGTAATTTCAGTATTTGCCTGATCGTATATTGCTGAACCATTATAGGTAAGACCGCCCGGCAATGTCATGCCGTCATACTTCATCAAATTTTGACCCCACTGCCTTTTCATCAATGAAGTTGTATACTGCTTAAGCCACCTGTCATTATATACTTGCGTATACGTTTCTGGATCAATGAGCCTATGACATTCAATTAAAATATACTCATCAGCCTTTATATCGTTTGTCCAATCCATATAGATATATAATCTGTCCATATGACGCTGATATTCATATGGATGCTTACCAACTAACATATCATCAATCAATGAAAGATTGCTTTGAACCATATTATAATGTGACATCTGAACATCAGCCAAATCAAATA